CTGCTCTGCGCCAGCCTCAACGGCTTCGGTCTCTTTCTTCTCCACCTGTGGTTCTCCTCCCTGTGCCGTGGCGGCGACGCTGGCGCTGGTGCGCCCATCCGCGCCCAGGTCCACGAAACTGATCTCGCCGAGAACGGATTTGCGGACGATGTTGAGCGGGCCGGTCAATTCCTGCCCGTTGACGATCACTTTCTGATTCTCTTTGACGAACTCGGCCTCTTCGACGGAAGCAGAGATGGACGCCTGCCACGGGAATCCGTTGCGCGAGGACGCCACGACTTCCTTGGCTGCGCTTGTGTCGCGCGAGACGACGCCAGTGGCGATCAACTGACTGCCCTGGACCTTGATCGCATCAGCGTGCCCGACGCCCTGCGCGGCATCGTGGCCCAGACGGATCGGACGGTTCTGCGACGGGATCGACAGCCCTGCCAGATCCACGACCACCGGATAGCGCCAGCCTGCCAGGCGCATGCTGGTTCCGCTGTATGCAACCATTTGGAAACGAGGCAGCGGCGCTTTTCCGTCCGGGCCTTCACCCGCTTCGATCTGCATCGTGCCGCAGAGTTGCAGAGATTTCGGCGTATCAGTCGTCTTGCTCATCCCCCTTGTTCTCCTGCGATGGGTCTGCCGCGCCGGCTGGCTGCATGGCCGGCAACGGCAACCCCAGTTCGTTCATCAAGGCGATTTCTTTGGCGCGCTGTCGCAACTCGGACTCCCAGTCACGGCCGCGCTTCGCGTACTCTTCCGCGAGAGTCGTTGTGTTGCTCTGGAGCCTAGTCGCCTGCGCGGTCGCTTCTTTGGCGGGGTCAACGTGCTCGTTGCCGTCCCAGAACCACTGGTGCGACCAATCCGCGGAGGACAAGCGCATTGTCTGAGGCAAGAGTCCTTCAATCAGGACGGCCTCGGCGACCCATGCGGCGAAGATGCGGTCCAGGATGATCGAACCGAGATGCGATTGCTCGACGCGGATGGCTTTGAAGTAGACCTGGTGGTCGAGGCGGCCGGAGGCGTAGTTGTAGCCGCTGGAATTCCCGGCTGCGACATTGAAGGGCATGTTCAGGCAGCGGGCGATCTCGTTGAGAATCTCCCGCTTGAACTCGCCGTAGGTACTCGCCGGCTGCTCGGCATGGACCTGCCCCATCTTCCAGCCGCCGGGCATGGTCAGCAGCATGTTGCGCTCAAGCTCGATACTGTCCATCGGCTCAACGCTGTCGGCTTCGCCGTTGGCCGGGGCGTCCGTATACAGAACGCCGCTGAAGTAAGCGGCGGCCTTGGCGGCATCGAGGGTCGCCAGCGAATACTCGCGCAGCATCGCGAACAGCGGCAGCGCCGGAAGCAGTTCCGGAATCCCACGGCACTGCCCCGGCCGGTCCGGCCGGAAATAGTGCAGCACCGACTTCGCCGGCATGCGGTCGAAGCCCAGTACGAGGCGCGCTTTGTAGTCGCCGGGATGCTGCTTGAGGACGTGGTACTCGGTCGCGTTGCCGAACTCGTCGAAAAGGATTCCGTCCACCGCCTGTGACGCCCAGGCCCAAAAGCCCGGCGTGCTGACCTGATCGGCCTCGACGAGCTTGAGGTCCAGTTTGACAGGGGATTCGAGTGCGGGGTTGTTGGTGAAGAGCGCGAACGCCTCGCCGTCCTCGGCCTTCGCCACGCGCATGGTCCGCAGCTTCTCAGGCAGGTTGACGGCCGTGGCCCAGCGGGAGAATTCCTTTTCGGCGACGCTATTGGCTGCTCCGTCGGCCGAGAGCATCTGCAAGCGCGGGCCGGTGCCCACGCAATCATTGGCGAGCGTCAACACGATCCCGCGCGCATACGAGTTGTTGGCGACTTCGTACCTGGCGCGGTTGCGTAAGGTCCGCCGGATTTCGGGCGAGTTGGCCGCGTTGGCCGAAAGCCCATCGGCATTGGCCCAATGACGCCGGTTATTGTCCGTCGTAAGCGCTGCGTCATAACGCGCGCGGATAATCCGCACCTGCGGCCGACGGCTGCTGGTGTGCGGAGCGCGGCTGCTGCCAAAGAGTGCTTTAAGGCGGCTGAGCATCTTTACTCCGTGCCAGGTGGCACAGCCTTCGTAATTCGCAATCCCAGGCGTCTGGCCTTGGCGGCTTTCTTCGAGTTCAGGTAGCGGTCGGCTTCGATCTGCTCGCGCAGCGGATGCTGCTCAACACTGCCGGAATCGCCCGTGGCCTTCGCCGGCGCTTTGGCATTGTCGCGGATCGTCTGTTCGAGATCGTCAGCCACGCGCGGATTCCCCGAAAAGATTCGTGTGCTTACCTACCTGTTTGCCGCCGAGAGGCAGCTTCGCTGAGAATCCGGTGGGTTTTGATGCAATTGTTACATATGCAGAACTTCAAGCGCGCAGACTTTGAGGCGAGATATCACTTTTCGATATTTGGCGGTGCAGGCGGGGAGGCCGGGGCCGCCTCGTAGGTGGTCATGCGTCTCCCGCAGTGCCGGCACTCCCGCCGGCGCAAGATGCGGTTGGCAAGCGCGGAGCGCGTATAGAGCACTCGGAAGTGCCGGCATCCGCATTTGGAGCACTCCAGTCCGCGTTGCTGACTCGGCGGCTGCGGTGCGGTTTCAGGCTTCACAGGCGTTTCCTCCGCAGTTCCGAAAGCTTAATACGCGGACGCGTCTGCTGCGCCCGGTCTCCAGTGCCGGAGAGCGTCGCGCCAAGGATAGATGCCGCGACTGCGCTCCCGACAAGCCCGTCCAGCCAATGGTTCTCCTGCGCCGAAGGCCGCAGTTTCCACTCGTCCACCACGCGACCGCGGCCCTCAGTCTTCACGCGAAACTCGGAGGTCAGGTGCTCCGCAAACAACTGGTGGAGTTCTGGCGTGCGCCCGAACAGCGACATACAGCCGCGGTCTCCCATCCCGACTGCAAGGCGCGCATGCACGAACGTCTTCCAGTAGTTGGAGTCAAAGAGCACGTGCCGGACGGCGCGCTTGCCTTGCACGTTGGGGATGCGCCAGTTCAGCCCGGCGCGGTCACCGGGCCGCCGGGAGTATTCAAAGAACGGTTTGCTGCCAGCGCCCACGAATCGGCCGTGGCTGGGGAGCAGGTTTGTTGAGTGCTGGCTCTGCCGGCAGAACTGATAGACGACATCCGTGGACGTCCCCCAGTTCGCGTCGATCAGGCACAGGCCGATACGCATCATCGCGCCATCGTCGCGCTGCCATTCCCGCGCCAGGTGAGTACCGACCAGCGTTTCCAAACCGGCGTAGATCGCCGCTTCCAGCCCCGCGCCTTTGCTCGCGCTCAGGAGAGTGCGCTGCGCATCGCGCAATGTGAAATACGGCCGCTTCTGCTCGGGGTACGCGCCGTAATCGACGACATACCCGGTGAAATCCTCTTCCCATCCGCACACAACCCAAAACAGCAGCTTGCCCTGAACATCGACGAACATGGTCAGATGGTTACAGCCCAGCGGCAGTTCGCCGCGCTTCATGCCGTTGAGCTTCCCGGCAATCTGGTCCGCGCTGAGCAAGCCTTCGTCATCGAACTCCTTGTCAGGCAGCGGCTCGTTCTGGTATTCGGCCCAGAAGGCGGCTTCATCCCGGAACTTTAGATTCATGGCGTGCTGGACAGCGGAGAGTTCATCCGTGTTGAACCGCGCTTCCCAGGCGGCAACGGCTCCCTCGTCCATTGCCTCCCGGTGCTTGCGATAGAACTCCGTCGCCTCACGTCCATCGCCGTCGTTGCGCAGAGATTCGGCGCGCAAGCGCGCATACTCTTCCCAGAGCTTGGCGTTGAGCGGGAACTTGCAGACGAGTTTCGTGCGTTCGCCCTGCCAGAGGGGATTCTTCTGGCGATCGAGCACCTGGTCGGCCAAGTCGCCGGCACGGATGACGGTGCAGGGCATGATCATGGCGGTGCGTTTGCCAGGCCCGGCCAGTCCTGCAATCGCGCCATTGACAATCGCCAGTCTGTCGTGCGTCTGCGAGAGCGACCGTGCGGACTGGTCTGTCTGGGGATCGTCGATGATCGCCAGCGTCGGGCGCACCGACGTGCCATCGGGCCGGATGAACATCGCGCCCCGGATGTTGCCGGTGATGCCGGCCACGCGAACGATCGCCGCCGCGCAGCGGCTGCCGGGGATGCTGGGCATGACGATCTCATCGGCGGTCCAGGCGATTCGCGTCAGCCTGCCGTAATAGCGTTGCCCTGTGCAGCGGCGGCTCTCGCCTTCCAGGCAACGGATCGGATAGATCGCTTCGGGGTAGTCGTCGAGCAACAGATCGTTCGTCGCCAAATGGCTTTTGATGTTGTCGAGCATCGAGAGCGCGTATTCCTGTGTGCTGGCGACCAAGAAGACGAACGGATGCCGGCCCGTGAGAATGGCCCAAACGACAGCCACTTGGCACATCGTAGACTTGCCGCTTGCCCTGGGCATCGCGATGGCGAACGTCTCGTTATGAATCACGACGCGTTCGATCTTGTTGATGACGCGCAGGTGATCGGGACTCCATGCAAGAGTGAACAGTTTCGGAAAGTATGTCTCGCAGAAGAAACGGAAATCGTTGTCGGCCCGCGCGCGCCGGAGCAGATCCTTCGGCGGCGGACAAGGCGCGATGTCCTGGCCGGCGAGCGTCTGCAACCGCTCGCGCTGGCGCGAACGCTCCTTCTTGCGTTGGTAGGTCGCCTGGTTGCTTGCCACGCTTTAGGCCCTCGACGCGCCCTGAAACCGCAGGGCTTCAGCCGCCAAACGCGCATGCTCTTCAACGGGGTACGAAGGATCGGCCAGTTTCAGCGGAACCAGGTACGCCGCGATCAAGTCCAACTGGCGACGCATCACCGCAGCGTCCGCTTCATCGTTTGGTGCCTCAGCCTGACGTGTATCGGCATACAAAGACAGCAGGCGATTGAGTTCCCGCTGAGCTTGCAGCGCCGTGCGAATGTCCTGCCCAGCCATGCTTTTAGCATACAAATCTTCCAGGCGCATGACGGCCTTCCCGAGCTGCTCGTCACGGGTGTAGTCGGCGGCCACGGTGATCCGCTTGCGGGCGTCCGCCACGATCTGCCGCGCACTCTCTGGAGTCTGGCCCTGCTGGAGGCAGAATCCTTCGGCGGACTCGACGCTCATGCCGCTGATCAGCAGAAGCACTATCCGGTCTTTGAGGACCTGTGGGGTCATGCTTTTTCCCGCCTTTCCTGAACCTCTGAAACCACGTTCGCCTACAGGGCGGGGGAAGGTCCGTTGATCGTCGCCCCCTGTTTCCGGCGTCTCCAGCAACGGGCCATGAAAGCGGGTCGGGAAATCCGACCCCGACCCCTGACGGTCTTTTGAAAAGCCTATTTCGGCTTGTTCTCGAACATCTCCTTCCCGCCCTCCATCCGGTGTTGCTCGGCCAGCTTCCGGGCGCGCTTCTGGTCTTCGGTCAACTCCGTCTCGAAGAGCAACCCCTGCTCGTACCTCCGCTTCAACTCGGCCTGGGACTCCTCAGAGATCACTTCCTCGCCGAACAGATTGCGTTCCGTCTTGATGGGCATGCTGTGCCCCTCGATTCAGTCCACCAGATCGTCAAAAAGTCCACGCTCGCGGGGCTTGAGCGCCTTGAATTCTTCCCGGAAGAACTCCTGTTTCGTCTTGCCCGCCGTCCGTCCCTTTTTGGTGTGGCAATCGAAGGCGTAGTCAGGAATGACTTCGGGATGCTTCCTGGCCTCGTCCAGGTCGGCTTCCAGTTGCTTGTCCGGAATCTTCTTCGGGTCGTAGACGAGGTTGGTCAGGTGGTCGGCATCCCGACACTTGCGCGCCTGGGTCAGTAAGATCACCGCCTTGGCGGCGAAGATGCGGCCCGCTCCGGCCTTCTGCCGGTGAATAACTACCCAGGAACGATGCAGCGCCTCGATCTCGTGAGTAATCACGCCCCAGCAGTCTTCGGCGCTGATCGTGAGGAGTCTCCGCCAGAGGTACTGCTGGTAGCCGCTCTCGAAAAGTTCAACGGCCCAATACCCGGCTCTTTTGGCGTCGCCGCGCCGAATGGCCTTTTGAAGCGCGGACGAGACTTCGAGAAGTGCGTACCCGCGCACCGTTACGATGACCATCGTCATGTCGTTTGTCCTTTTCCAGGAGTCGAACCTGCAGGAGTTGCACCACGCGCCGGAAACTCAGCCGCCCCGCCACGGTCGAGGCGACGATGATCGGCTCCACTGCCGTGGGCTCTGCCGGCCTTCCGGTTTCGGCGCGCCATATCCGTGAGAGCAGCAGTCGCGCGGAGGCGTTCAGCCGGCGCGCGTCGGAGTCGAAGGCCATCTGCACACAGCG